ATGGTCGCATACTAAAATGGATTCTATAATTGCAAAATCAAACTCATCACCTGATGGTGCTGTATATATAGTAGTTAAGTTAGTAGTGTTTAAATCTACCTTTGCATTAGTAACCTGTTGTATATACTGGCTTTTGCTTTCTGGTGATATCATCTTCTACCTCTTGGTTTACCATCTACTCGTATTTTACCAACTTGGAAATCTTGGGTTAGCGATCCTGTTACTTTCATAGATACTTGTCTTGCACTAAACCTTGCATCTGTATAACCGTCTGTATCAAAAGTAAAGTTACCAAAATCTGTTTCTGCACCAAGCGGTGTAAACCTACCTTTAAATCCTACTGTTATACCTGGTAATGTTGCTGCTTCTTCATCTGGAATAATCTGATTTACTTGCACCACTCTATCGCCATTGCCTATTTCTATAGGTGCGCTTTCACAAAATGGTACTTGCGTTCCTATACCTGGTGAATTGAATAGTGGTCTTTTATCGTGTTCATACACGAATCCACTAGAATCGCATGATATTGGATGGTCAAATACACCTTGGTCTACCCAACATGTTCTGTCCATTGATCCTATTGACCATACGTTATCTAAATAATTCCAAATAACATATCTGTTTGGTGTTTGTTGGTCTATATCTCCAACTGGGAAAAACCACCAAACTTCATTAAAGTCTATATTATGTGTGCCAAAAGTATTTGCTGAACTGTTTATTTGTATATTATCAAAGATAAAATCATGTACATCTGACTTGAGTTCTCTCAATCTACCATCAAATGTAAAGAATGAGTTTTCACCTATCCATGATATAAAGTTACCAGATGATGCTATTGCTCTAGTGCTGATGGCTTTACAACTTACACCAGCATCTTGTATTCCATATACAAAAGGCGAGCCTACATAATAAAGTCTATTAATACCGATATCACTAAATATAATAATATCGTTTTGCCATTTAACTGCATATAAAGCTCTACCACCTGTTGGTATTTGCAAGTCACCTGCTGTATTTCTAGCAGTAGATGTCCAGTTAGTGTTATCTTCTCTATCTGACCAAGATACTTTTCTTGGATCGCTATTAGATCCTATAGCTATAAGATGTCTTTCGTTACTAACTATAATAGCTTGACAGCCTATTGGAGAATTGCTGATTTGTGTAGCTATGGTATCTGGTGAGCCTGATCCTGCATCTGGTCGCCATTGATATATTTTACCGTCACTAGAACAACAGAAGACTAAATGCTCACCCCAGTTATCAAATGAAAAATGATCTACTTTGAGTGCTAGTGTAGATGTTGATCTTTCGTCACCGTAATCTTCTTCACCATAATCGTATGTACCATAACCAGTTGATGAATTTACTATATCACCAACAAAACCTACTGGTGTTATGTCAGTCCATGTATCGTCATATAAAACATAGACTTTACTTCTTGTTCCAACAACTAATACTTTATTACCGTTATTAGCTCTATAAGAATACATAGCTATTGGTGTGCCTGTGAGTGCAGTATCTTTAAAATTTGTCCAACCACCTATTGGTTTTAGATAACCGTTTTCAAAACGTACTAAATCACCATCTACCCAACGTCCTTTATTAGCGTAGTCAGTACCGTTTTTGATTATTCCTGCGGGTGGGGTTATTGGGTATAGGGCCATTGTCAGCTCCTATACTGTACGTTTCCACATATAAGCAACTATGTATGGTTGTAAGTTGTTATGCGCGCTTCCGCCACTTGTTCCCAGTTCTTGAGCTGTACCACCTATTATTTGTGCGCCTTTGTTGCTATTTGCAGTAGAAGTTCTATTTTGTCTATTTATATTGTTACCTGAAATTCTGCCATCGGTAGCATTATTGGCCCAAGCTGCATCATCGGCACCTTGGTATTCGTTTACATATAAATTATGTGTATGTTCTGGTATTTGACTTGCTGTAAGAGCAACTGTTTTTGCACCACCAGTCTCTCCTACTGTGTCAAAGTCTGTATCACCAGAGTCTAAACCAACTATAACTTTACCAGCTCCAAAAGCTACCCATGTACCAAAGCCAAGTAATGTTGCTGGATTGGTATTTACACTTGCATTGATATAAATAGATCCAACTGGATATACTTTTTCTAATACGTTAGTACCATTTATTTGTAGCTCGCCACCAGTAGTATTTACATTACCACTAGCGGTTACAGTTGTTGCTGTTACTGTTGATGCTGTTACTGTTGATGCTGTAGTAGCGCCAATAGCAGTACCATCTATTGCACCACCATTAATATCTACTGTAGCTAATGTAGCTAAACCAGTTGTTGATAAAGTAGTAAATGCACCTGTAGAAGCTGAGTTAGAACCGATTGGTGATCCATCTATAGCACCGCCGTTTACATCAATAGTTGTAAAAGATGCCGTACCAGTAGAGGTTAATGTTCCTGCTACTGTTAATGTTTTGTTACTACCAACATTTAAACCAACACTAGTACCTGTTCCATTGGTAACAAATATACCGTCTAAGGCATCAAGGTCTGTGTTAATTTTACCTCCCCAGGTATTAGTAGATGCTCCTACTTCTGGCTTGGTTAGGTTTAAATTGGTGGTGTAGGTATCTGCCATAATGTTTACTTCTTAAATTTGGATATTATTGTATCTATCCATTCTGGTTTCTTTTTATTTATTATAAAGTATATTGCTCCAATTATGATAACAACTTGAAAAAGTGTCTCCATACTACTCACCTATAGTTTTTGTTTCAGTAGTTGGGTTAATCTCTTCAGCTATTTTTGAGTCTAAAGCAGACTTTAAGTTTGCTACTTCCTCTTCACCCATGATGCCCTCAACCCAACCAGTAACTACTGCATTGGTTAAGTCTGCAAAAGGTATAAAGTCAGAACCAATATCCTCTAGTGATAATGATTGTGTGCCATAAACACTAGCTGTATATGGTACTTGCTCACCATCTACTTCGTGTGTCTCGCTGCTCTCACAGTTAAGCCTCCAGTGAACATTATATACTGTGTCACTGTGTTCTTCGTATGTGGGATAAACGTCTACTGTTTTGCAATCCCAAGTGTATGTATTACTCATGTTATTCTCCTATAAAGTTGTTATTATGAAAGCTAGGAGTTCATTATACCTTACTCCGAGCCTAGTTTGCTCTACCCCGTCATCATCTTCCCAAGTGCTTGATATGAACATGCCATAGTCACCTGCATCAAGGCCTTCAGCTTCAAAAGCATCTTGTAAGTCTTGAGCTATAACACCAAAGTGTAATCTAGCATCATCGCCTTTTTCTTCTACTGCATCTTGCCATCTAAACCTTCTAATCAAACCTTTACATGCTGTAGCTACTCTTTGCTCTGCATCTGTTAAGGCTTGTATGTCTTGTTTTTCGTTTCTGTCTGAAGTTTGGATAGTACCGTTGGTAGCGTAGATGTCATCAAATCTAGCGCTTGAGTTACCTAAATCCATTACATTATCAACTTCACTACCATCACCTCTACAAGGCACAGCTTGTTTAACAATGTAATCAGAAAACTTAAGACCATAACCTGTAGTACTACTATTACCACTAGCTATATAACAATGATAACCAACAGTTTCAGTTATACCTATGTTTGCATAAGTGCTTCCGCTAAGTTGCATTGCAATGTATTGACCTGTGTCAGCTTGAGTATCATTTGCTATTATAATTGGAGTAGAGGCATTAGTTTTATCGTAACTAGCAGTTAAAGCACCAACATTAGCTGTTCCTGAAAGGTAGAGGTCTTTGAATGTAGCACCAATCTTACCTAGAGATATAACACCATCAACTGTTCCGTTTGTAGTAATGTTATGAGGTTGTATAGCATCAAACTCATCACGAAAACGTAATCCAGTGTCTCCAGTTCCTATAGTTACATCAGCACCAGCAGTACCAATACTTCCAACTTTCACACCATTTTTACCAATCTCAACAACATCACCATCATCTGTATTTCTGTTTACAAATAGTGCTGTAGTAGAAGTTGCTGAGAATCCTGAGTAGCTAGATGGTCTTAACTGTACGCCATCTGTACCTACTGATGCTGAAGTTTTGTTTAGTAATAACTCGCCTGATGGTGTGATTCTCATGCGTTCACTACCAGTCAAAGTGGTGTTATTAGCTGCTGTATAAAATAAAATGTTATTAACTGCATTAGCTGCACTTATACCACCACCGATACTAACACTTCCACCTGTTACAGATGATGAAGATGTCATTAACATACCAGCAATAGGTTCTTCTGCATTGGTATAATGAGAACCAACAATAGCACCATATTTAGTTGTTGCATCACTTTCTGTATTACTTACTCTAAACTGTGTTGATAGACCTGACTTTACAATGTTTAAAGCTGCACTTGGCGAATCAGTTCCTATTCCAACTGAGCCGTCTGCTGATATTCTCATCGCTTCAACTGCTGTAGCTGAACCAGTACCTGATGTACCAAATGCAAGACCTATTTCGCTACCAATGCTATTTTCTGCTATGGCTTTAATATCTGCCTTAACACCTGTGCCATTTGTTGAACCATCATTAGAATAGAAATGTATTTGTCCAACTTTTCTATCAGTTATTAAAGATGTTGAATCATTTTCTAATGTTAAAATACCGCCATCAGCACCTGTGCCTGTTACGTTTAGTAAAGATTTTGGCGAACTTGTGCCTATGCCAAAATTTCCATTGGCTAATATACGCATTACCTCAGAACCGCCTAATTCAGTTTTCAAATCATTATTGGCTAGTTTTA